TCTAAAACAACAACAACAGCAACACTATATTTCGACGAAGCTCCAGATTTTATTGTGGGAGACTCAGTAGTTATTACTAATTCTGGAACAGCATGGAATGGCACAAAGACAATAACAGAAGTCGGTGACTATTCAATAACTTATACAATTAGTGCTGCAACAGCAACAGACAAAAACACACTTTCTCCTTTTGGCACAGTCACTGGTGATACTACAACCGACTGGACATTAGACGAGGCAGTGCAGAACGCAGCTCTTATGATATCTGTTGAGATCTGGCAAGCGCGTACAGCCACCCTTTCAGGCAGTAACGCTGTCGATTTCCAGCCAAGCCCTTACCGAATGAGCGCACAGCTTCTCGCTAAGGTGCGAGGATTGATCGCACACGCACTAGATCCGCGCTCGATGGTGGGCTAATGCCTACAGTAGCGATAACAACTCTCAGAACGACACTAGCCACAGCCCTAGTCGATAACTCAAAGTGGCAGACATTTGCTTTTCCACCTGCAACAGTTCTGGCTAATTCTGTAATCGTGTCTCCAGATGATCCGTATCTAACGCCTAACAACAACAGCCAGATTTCTATAAGCCCATTGGCTAACTTCAAGATCATTATTACAGTGCCTTTGTTTGACAATGAAGGCAACCTCAATGGAATAGAAGATGCTGTAGTAGGCGTGTTCACTAAACTAAATGCATCTGCTTTGACCTATAATGTAAGCGCAATCAGCGCACCAAGTATTCTCAACGCTGCCTCGGGAGACCTACTCAGCTGCGAGATGTCCGTATCAATCCTAACGAGTTGGAGTTAAGTATGTCCGATTACGATAAAGAGTTGGCAGATTTCTTGATCAAAATCGGTCAAGTAGCACCAACAGCACCAACACCAAAGCCAGTAACTAAGAAAGATGAGGAATAAGCCGTGGCAGTATTTCTAAATAATGGAGTGGTTCTTACTGTTAATGCGGTAGACCTCTCAGATCATGTTACAGCAGTAACAATTAACCGATCATTTGATGAGCTAGAAGTGACAGCAATGGGTGACTCAGGTCATAAGTATGTCAAGGGTCTAGAGGCATCATCAATCACAATCGATTTCCTAAATGACACAGCTTCATCAGAGACTCTACAGACTCTACAGGCAGTGTGGGGAACATCGACAACAGTAACAGTTAAGCAGACATCAGCTGCAACATCTGCTACAAACCCTCTTTACACAATGACATGCTTGATCAACAACACTACAGATATAAATGGTTCTGTTGCTGATCTATCAATGCAGTCTTTGACATTTAATGTCAATGGCACAATCGCAGTAGCAACATCATAAACAACTAACTAAGGGGCTAATCATGGCAAGACTAAAGATAGTTCGTACAGATGGAAGCGTACTAGAAGGCGAGATTACTCCAGCAGTGGAGTATTCTTTTGAGCAGTACGCTAAAAAGGGTTTTCATAAGGCTTTCCGCGATGAGGAAAAGCAGTCTGATGTCTATTGGTTAGCTTGGGAAGTTACACGCAGGTCAGGTGAAACTGTTAAGCCTTTTGGGATTGACTTTATCGAGACACTTAAAAGTGTAACGGTGGAGGACTCAGACCCTTTAGCTTAAAGCGCGATCTACCGTTCACCTACCTAATCGCTAGGCTAAGCATTAGGTTAGGGATCGCGCCACAGCAATTACTAGAACTAGATCGAAACATGCTCAATGCATTGTTTGCAGGTTTAGCAGAGGAAGCAAAGGAGATCAGCGATGCCAGCAAGCGTCAAAGGCGGCGTTGAACTCCGTAAGGCTCTGCGTAAATTTACTCCAGATTTAGCAAAAGAAACTCAAAAACAGATTAAAATAGCTATTACACCAATTTCTAAATCGGCTAAAGGTTATGTCCCTGATCGCGGAGAAGTATTGAGCGGCTGGGTGCCTCGTCAAATGTCAGAGGCAACTTTTCCATCTTTTAATCCTTCTCTTGTCAAGTCAGGCATTGGCTTCAAGACATCAACATCTAAGCCTAATCGCCGAGGATTTAGATCGCTTGCTCAAGTTTTCAACAAAACTAGAGCTGGGGCAATCTATGAAAGAATGGGCAAGTTAAGTCCTGACAGCAGATTTGTTAAAAATCAGGATGGAAAGTTACG